GTTATGATAATGTATATGACTTGATCCGCCGAAGGCCACCATTGGTTTCATTTGTGCAAAATAGTTGCTCCAACGAGTTAGCGTTAATGTCAACCGCGCGCCGCTGACCGTCATATTGAATATGCAATTAGCACCAGTGTCAGTCCAGTCGTCAGGTCTTATCCATGCACTAACTGTAATAGGAAAAGATGTACGAACATCTGGTAAATCTAGCACTGTGTTAGTACTTTGTAAGGATCCAGTACCTACTTGTTTAATAGAAGTCTGGTATCCTGAGGAACTACCTTCTCTGAATCCTGTAGCATCATAATTACCAGTTTCATCTGTACCATCTCCATCAAGTGCATATAATGCTAATAAACTTCCATCGCTAAATGGATCTAATGTATTAAAAGGATTGAGACTATAGTTTATTGTTACAGCTTTTGAAATAAAGTTAATTCCATCTGACCATTTAAATGTATAGATGAAATCATTAGCCAAACTTGAATCAGCTCCAACCGGAAGATTACCGGCCAATATAGCCGTACCAATACTATCTTGTGATTTAGGTGCAAATGTATATACTGACGAATCGCGCGAAATGTCCACTAAATATTGTGCTGAATCAGCCACAATACTTTGGTGAAGAAGATTGGCATCAGCGTTATCTGAATCAGCTGCTTTTGCTGTAATTACAAGAGAGGTTGCTGAATCTGCTATATCATATGATGCATTTGGTTCTATAAGCCACCTAGGCGTAGCATTGAATAGTGCTACGTTATACCAACCCGAACCATTAGAGACATAGATACGATTTGCACTAGTAACAAAAGCCTGCTGACCAGAGGTTAATCCAGTTGTAGGTAAATCATCAAGTGTTGCATATACAGTTAAACCTGTCGATGCATTATCTAAACTAGTCGATTTAATATCACCAGTATTATCAATAATACTTGCTAATGATCTTGCTTTTGTTTCTGTCATTTATACCAACTTAAAATAATTAAATCTAAAGGATGCTGCAAAGGTTATAAATGTTTGACCATCTGCAGTTGATTCAAAGACTATGTCACCCAACGATGTAGGAACACAATCTAGATATCTAATTTGTTTTGTTTGATTGTTATGTGATGAAAGTATACTTAATGTTATATCTGCATATGTAGGTGTATTTGTATCTGTGCTGATACTACCTCTGCCACCGGTACCAAGATTGCTATTTACCAACCTTAAAATCCAGTTGTACATTTCCGAGTAACCTTCCATATTTTCGTCTAAAATAATGTTAGTTGATAACTCATTAAAAGTTAATGATTCTCCCGGCATTGGTATACCGGCCAATCTGGGTATACCAAGTTCAACAGGATTTAAAATCATCCCGGGATGTGTTATTGTTTGACAGAAAAATTCTAAATTAGGATAATTTCGTCTATCAATAACTAACTTAAAGCTAGTTGGTTGTAGATAATTAAAATTTTCTGTTAAAGTAGCCATACTTCTATTTATACATTTTATTTATTAAAAAAAGGCCGGGGACAAACCCCGGCCAGTTTATATTTAAGTTTATTATTATCGTTACTAGGCGAGGATATTGTCCACGCGGAAGATACGATAGTACTGGTTGGTCTTGTTTGTTGCCAAACCATCGCGACCAGACATGTTTGTTGTGTCCACAAATGGGTTTGAGACCATGCCGTAGCGAGTCTTGAAACCAATTTTCGGCTGGAATGTTTCCTCACCAACTGCACGAACCATTGTGAGTGGTACGTATGGGCAGTAGAAGAGACCTGCGTCATATGGGTTAGTTCCCTTATAACCTACAGTCACATAGTCAGCTGATGCATATGGATCAATGTACACACGAGTACGGCCATTCAGTACACCAGCAAAGGTGTTACCTGTATCGTCGACACTCAATGAAGTGCTCATTGCAGGTGAGTAATCAAGCATGCCTGAAGCAGAAAGTACAGAAGCAACATCTGATGAACAGATGATGAAGTTACCTTTACCACGGCGTGTTTCTTTAGCAATAATGTTTGCTTCACGCTCGATCTGTACGATCAGACCCTTGAACTTCTCAACTGACCAACGGCCATCTGCATCTGTTGACAAGTCAAAGATACCATTGATAGCAGTATTAGTAGTAGAAGCACCAGTTTTTGCTTGTGCATTAACTGTACGGATTACTTCACGGTTGATTTCAGCCATGATTTCTGTTGACAGAATGTTAGCCAGTTCTGTTTCAGCATCCAAACCATGAATGGCTTTAAGATCCTGAGCAAGTTCCAAGCTGTATTCTGCTTTCAGTGCACGTGACTTGGCAGTTACAGTAGCTTTCTCAATGGTGAAACCCATTTCTGCAAAATCAGATGCAGGGCCGGCACCAGTTGAACCAAGACCTTCAGCATCGGCCAACGGCATTGCTCCACCAAAGTCTGGACCTGTACGAGTATCGTTAATTGATGAATCTGCACTTGATCCAGGAACTGCTGCAGATGAGTCTGTCAAGCCAGAAAGACCTGATGTATCCTGTGTCTGTGTAGCACCTGAATCGCCTGAGAAACCAGTGATTGCTTCATTGAACAATGCTTCATCACCTGCAGTTGCACCAGCACGTGTTGTCTGATAGTTTGATTTCATTGCAAAAATCAAGCCTGTTGGACCTGACATTGGCTGAACACCACACATATCATATGCCATAAGATTAGGCATTGCACGACGGACTAGAGCAATAAGAACTGGGTTCCAATTTGCTACTTGACCGGTTGCATTAGTTGGAGCAGCTTCTGAAAGCATGTTGGCCTGGCCAGCTTCTTCCGCGAATGCACGCTCTTGGTTTTCTAGGATAGCAGCGGTAACTGCTCTTCTGTGATGATCTTTAATGCCGCCAGCTGATTCTTCGTTCAGTACCGGTGCCCATTTTTCGATCAACTTATCGTATGATACTTGCATTAGATTGGACTCCCTAATCTATTTGTTTGTTTTTTGGATTGCGGTTAAATACTGAGCCATTGCACCTGAAGCCTCAACTACGGCTTCGCCGGCGTCATCTTCTTCTACGATATCAGCTGATTCAGTAACCTTTTTAGTGAAGTATGATTCCTTAACAGTAGCAACTTTTTGTGCAAAAGTTTCTGCGTCATCAAAATCGATATCTTCTACCAAGTCTTTTAGCTTCTCAACCTGTGTTTCAGCAAGATCAGATGAATATTCACGGATAATTGCTTCGCGCTTCAATACTTCCAGTTCTTCCTGCATTGAGATGTTTTTGGCAGTTGTCTCATTAAGAGCAGTTTCCAACTCTTCAACATTTTCTGCCAATTCGTCAACTAGGTCTACCTTTGACTCTGGAACTTCAATATAAGATTCAGTAAACAGATCTTTAAGATTGTTCATGAACTTTTCTGCAATTTCAGTTCTTAGGCCAGACTGGACGGCAAGTTTATTCTCTTCCATCCAATTTTCAACTACGTAGTTAAGATAGCTGTCAACTTTTTCAACGAGTTCTGATTTAGTAGATTCTACTTCCTCAGCTAGTTCCTCATTGTATTTCTCTTCGAGACGGTCAATCTCTTCGGCAAGCTTAGATTTAATAGCTGCTTCAAAAATAACCTCTGCCTTTGCTTTAAAGTCTTCTGAAAGAGTTGCCTCTTCATTGACCAAGGCATTTAGATCCTCTGAAAAATCAACATTATAGTTGAGAACTTCTGATTCAGCAATTGCTTCACCTTCAATCTCATCAAATGACTCTGCTTTATACATTGCCATTAATGTTTCTTTTTTCATGCCTTGCATCTTAGCGACCATACCGGCCATCAAAGCTGCTTTAGTTTTTGGCATTGGATCTTGTTTGGTGTTATCACCTTTTCGTACTGGGGCTTTTTTACCTGCATCACCTGCTTTATCAACAGATGCTACAGACTGTGCCTCAGCATTTTTAGGATCGTGAGCTTCTTCCACGACATCGTTGTCATCATGGAGGTCAATCTCTTGATCTGTTACTTGATCTTCAGTCATAATTGACTCCTTTATTTAGATTTGAGCAACGAGAGGAAATTTTTAAACTCACGAACCTGAGTCTCATAGAGATCAGCTCGAGGAGCTTTCTTAATTTCAGTCTCAATTTTTTCAATTGCCTGAGCTTCAATGATGCCGTTGTTCCATACCCATTCAACTCCTTCCATAACTCCATTAACGAATGCGCTAGGAGCAGATGGATCTTGAACAATATCTACTGCATTGAGTAGAAAGTCTGGTTTAACAACCATGGCGCCACCACGATTTTCAAGGCTTCCCATACCACGAGTTGAAACGCCTAGTTTGACTCCACCATCCAACAAACCTTTTACAATTTGTCCCATAGGGGTTTCCAAAATAGTCGCCTTGCCCACAACATCATTTCCCTTCCAATCAAGGGATTCAATCTTGTGAGAAACTTTATCTAGATTAACAGTCGGTCCTTCAGGGTGATTTAATTCACCAACAGCACGTCCTTTGGAT